GCTTCAAGCTGATAGAGATGATTTAGACTTTAAAGCTATTATACCATTTGAATTAGAAATAGTATTAGATGGAATATCAGGATTAGTTCAAGGACAAATTTTCAAAGTTGATACTAGTATATTACCATCTAGATATCATCAAAGTAATATTGGTTTTATTATTACAGGATTATCACATTCTTTACAAAATAATGATTGGATAACTTCTATAAAAACTCAAATTTGTTTATTGGATAATGAGAAAATACCAAAACCAGCAGTAAAGAAAGATGAATTAGGTGGTTCAGCACTAGCTGTTTTACAACAAGTTAAACAAACAAGAGAAAAAAATATTATTTTATGGAATGTTGTTGCTGATTATATGACCAATATATACACTAATTTCTATGGTATTATAAAAAATGAATCATATAATAAAGCATATAACCCTAAAGACACTAAACCTTTTGGAAAAACAACACCTAGAGAAGCTATGGCTGCTTATTATGAAGATAAAGCTGGTGTTTATTATCCTTTTCCAAAAAAGATTGGAGAAACTAATGAATGGGGTAATGATGCCGCTGTTAGATTTTTTACAAGTCCATATAGAACATATGATTTTATGTATCAAAAAGTTCCAGACCGAGCGGGAACATATGAAGCTGGAGGTTATGAAATAGATAGTGTAGAAAAAGGATTTGAAAAGGAAGTTTTTGGTACTAATCCAATTGTGATTGGAAATAATGAATATAGTGGTACATTTGGGTATATGGTATCACCAAATATTCAAGAATATTTTGATAAAGTTTGGTATCCAAGAGCTAAAACAAGATATAAAAATGATCCTGATAAACTTAAACTTATTGAAGCTCTAGCTTCAGATAAAGCTCTCCATAATTCAGTTAGAGCAGTATATGAATTATCAACAGGACAAGTAGTTAATGTACCTTTCCCTACTCTAGAAGAGGTAATTAACAAATTTATATCATATCCAGTACGATTATCAGAAACTAATAGCAAAATAGATGTTCGTAAAGCTATAGGTAATCCTATACCTTTACTTTTAAAGGATAACTTTATGTTACGTAGTCCAGAATATGTTTCTTATATTAAGGATGGCTCAAAAACAACTTCTTGGAATGGTGATCCTAACTCAGCTAAGTATTTTAATATTAAACCTCTTACTTTCTTCTTTGAAGAAACTAAAGATAAAAATGGTCAGGCTGTTTATAATTATAAACAACCATTATCTAATATAGATGTATTTAATCAATGTTATCGATATATATGTGAAAATTCATCAGGAGTAGGAGATTATTTTGATTCAGTACCTGTTGAGTTAAAACCAGTAGCTGGTGATATTGGTAATTCTAATAAAGTATTCTCAGCAATCCATTAAAAATGTATATACCTATTTCAAATATATTATTTAGTGATTACACCAATGGTGGAGACTTTATTCTTAGATCAAATCTTCAACCATATGTTGGATTTTACTTTGTTGATAAAAATAATAATGCTTATACAGGTAAAACATATACAAGTAATAGTGTTGAGTTACTAAGAAGAAATCCAACTTCTTCTACAAGTTCTAATATTGTTTTTGATAGTAAATATGCCTCATTGAATCCTAAAACCTTACCTCCATTAGTTGTAATACCTGACTTTATTCAACCAACAAATACAGATTATAATAATGGTTTTATGATTCGTTTTATATTAAAACCAACTATTAGTTCTCAAATAAATGACTTTATTGAAGTTAAGTCTGATAAATATATATCTGTTATTCAAGATGGTGATGCTAAGGTATTATATAAATCAATAAATTTAGTTTGGAAACTTACAGGTCCATTATATGATGTTTATAGAGACAATATTAGAATATTATCTGGTATTATAGACAGTAATAAAAGATCATTATCTGAAGCTGAAAAAACTATGCCTAATTTGTCTTTATATTTGACAGATCTTCTTCAGTTTGGTAAGCCAAGCTAACCTTACTATATTTAAAGCATAATTAAGGTTATGTTTTATATAGTAGAGACAAAAGAACAACTAGATTATCTAGGCAAACCAGAACATGATAAATGTTTTGTTAATATCATTACTACAAATGATAATCGTCATCCGTCTTTAACTAAACCATGTTTAGTATATTATAATGATGGAGAAAAAGGTTATATATTACCTATCGACCATAGTGAAGCATTTAAATTAGATTGGGAAACAGTTAAGGAATTTATATCTAGCATTAACACAGTTTATGTTTTAGATAAGAAATTTCACTTATATTTTTTACCAGGACATAATTTACTTGATTTAAATTTTCACAGTTACACAGACGAATCACAATTTGATACTAAAGTACACACTGACTTTAATCGTGAAAAATATTATATACAAGAGTTAAGTACACTTATACCAATTTCTAAACATTATGAGAAATGGGAGAAAATATATTGGAATATAAAAGAAAGAGGATTATTTTCTAAATGGGCTATAACTAATGTATTTTTAAATGATGTATTCACTAATGTATTCTATCAGATTGAAAAAAATGGTATAGGAATTGATCCACGCAAGTTTAATAAACATTTTGAAACTACCTGGAAAGATAATTCGATTTATGGGAATACAGTTTTTACTCAATATAATTTGTATAATTTAACTTATCGCCCGTCAAACGCCTTTAATAGCGTTAATTTCGCCGCACTTCCTAAGGGTGTAGCACGTGAGTCATTTGAACCAAATAATTACATATTTGTTGAATTTGATTATAGTGCTTATCATCCCCGCATCATTGGTAAAGCAATAGGTTATGAATTTGAAGTTGATCCATATGATGAAGTACCTAAAGAAATAATGTTCCAAAACTTATATGGTGGTATTAGAGATGAATATGCATGGTTCCCATTTTTTGCTAAATTAAGTACATGGTTAGAAGGCCAGTGGGAAGAATTTAACTCTACAAATAGATTAAAATTACCATGGGGAACTAATATCTATAAAACTAGAATAGAAAATCCAAATAAAAATAAAATACTGAGTTATTTAATCCAGGCTTACGAAACATATTATAATACATTAACATTAACACGTGTATTAAAATTATTAGAAGGCAAAAAAACTAAAATAGTATTATATACATACGATTCAATTCTATTGGACGTGGCTAAGGAAGACGTTAAAACATTATTACCGAAAATTAAACAAGAACTAGAAGCTGATGGTTTTCCAACACGTATGAGTATTGGCGAGAACTATGGTGCTTTAATAAAAAAATAACATATTTATGACATGGAATTTAACAATAGAGGAATTGGCAAACAAGTTATTCGCAACCTTCTCAAAGAAGGAAGACATAGAAAAAACAATTGAGACTATCACATCTCGTTACACTATTTTATTCAATAAAATTTTTGTTTTAGAGTCTAAAGATAGTGATGAATTTATATGCACATATAATATCGATCCAGGTAATATGAGCACAACTTCTGTATTACCAAATACTATATTATTACATCGTAAGAAAGAGTCAAACTCATTATATACAATCAATGCTTTGAATACTTTAATCAAAACATTGAACAATGGTTATGCTGATCCTAATTACAAAATTGAATGGGCCGACTATAAGAATACTATCTTATTAACAAATGGTCCTGATCTTCGCAAACTAGAAACAACTATTTATAAAATAGTTAATCTCTAAGTTTGGCCTTCAGCATCTTTGATGCTATATTTACCGTATATATTTTAAAAACAATAATTAGTTATGGATTTAAATGCAATCAAACAACGTATGCAATCGTTGCAAAACAAAGGCAAAGGCGGCGCCAAAAATGACGACCGTGCTAAAAATTTCTGGGTACCACCAGTAGGCAAATCAGTGATTCGTATTGTTCCGTCTAAGTTCAACAAATCAAATCCATTCAAAGAAGTAATGTTCCATTATGGTATTGGAAACAAAACCATGTTGTCATTGACTAACTTTGGTGAAAAGGATCCAATTGTTGAATTCGCACAACAACTACGTAAAACTAGTGACAAAGAAAATTGGTCATTGGCTAAAAAGATTGAACCTAAAATGAGAGTATTTGTTCCTGTAATTGTACGCAATGAAGAAGACAAAGGTGTTCGCATGTGGCAATTTGGTAAGGAAATGTATCTTGAATTGTTAGGTATTGCTGAAGATGATGATATCGGAGATTACACAGACATTATGGATGGTAGAGACTTAACAGTTGATACAGTTGGACCTGAAGTTACAGGTACTAAGTTCAACAAATCATCTATTCGTATCAAACCTAAAACATCACCATTGTCAGAAGATAATGAAGTGATTAAAAAATGGATTTCAGAACAACCAGAAGTACTTTCACTTTATAAAAAGTATGAGTTCGATGAAATGAAAACCATGTTGATGGAGTGGTTAGAACCAAGTGAAGACAGTACTGAAGAAACAATTGAAGAATCAATTGCTGAACCAGTAGTAGAAGCACCTAAAGCTAACTATACCTTAAACACTAAGAAAAAAGGGTTTGATGAAGATGAATTTGATGAATTATTCCAAAAATAACTAAACAATGGCTAAAACAACAAAAAGCGTAAACGCTAGTGTTTCTCAAGCTATTAAAGGTACTTTTGATCTTGATAAGTTTAAGAAAACTAAAAAACTAGATCAATCATCAAATTTTAAAGCGCAGAAGTGGATTCCATTTTCACCAGCAGTACAAGATGCACTTTCGATTCCTGGTATACCAATGGGTCATATCACAATCGCTAGAGGTGGTTCTGATACAGGTAAAACAACTTTAATGATTGAAGCAGCAGTAGCTGCTCAGAAAATGGGAGTGTTGCCTGTGTTTATTATTACTGAGATGAAATGGGATTTCGCTCACGCTCAAAAAATGGGATTCAGTTGTGAAGCTGTTCCTGATGAGGCAACAGGAGAAGTATTAAACTATAGTGGTTTCTTCTTATATGTTGACAGATCAACTTTAAATTCAATTGAGGATGTAGCCGCATTTATTGCTGACATTTTAGATGAACAAAAGAAAGGTAACTTACCTCATGATTTATTATTCTTATGGGATTCAGTAGGTTCTATACCATGTGATATGAGTATTGAACAAGGTAAAAACAATCCAATGTGGAAC